TGGTGAAGATGGTGCTACTGGTGCTACTGGTCCCGCTGGTGAAGATGGTGCAGATGGTGCAGATGGTGCAGATGGTGCAGATGGTGCTACTGGTGCTACTGGTGCAACAGGTGCTCAAGGTGCTGGCTGGACAGGTGTTACTCTTGATGGGTCATATAATCTAGTATTCGCATCTGATGATGGCTTAGGGACTACTGTAGGTCCAGTTCGGGGTGAACAGGGCGAAACTGGTGAGCAAGGTCTTACTGGTGCTACAGGACCGGCTGGACCGGCTGGACCCGGTGTTCCTAATGGAGGAGCCACTGATACTGTACTTCAAAAGGTATCTGCAACTAATCAAGATACAGAGTGGAGCAACTCTTTAAGTATTCAGACGCTAGACGTAGCTGGAAACCTTGAGGCAGGAACTGTTCATGTAGATGGTAACCTGTGGGCCAATGGAACTACATATTCAGTAGGTTTTAGGGCTCTTGGTGTTAGTAATTTCTTTAATACTTTGAAGATGAATGGTCAAAAGATAGCAGATCTTAAAGATCCAGTTCTGAACCAAGATGCTGCAACTAAGAAGTATGTAGATGATGAGGTTGGTACCGTTGGTGTGCCTACCGGAGGTGCGACTAATTATATTATAAAGAAGGCCAGTGCTGAGAACTATGATACAGAGTGGAGCAATGAGTTAGATCTACATGAACTGACCTTATCCAATACTCTTGATGTAGCTGGTCTTGTTACCTTTGATGAAGTTACTAAGATTAAAAAGAATCTTGATATGAATAGTACGGGTAAGGTAATAAACCTTGTAACTCCTGCTAATAACTATGATGCTGCAACTAAGAAGTATGTAGATGATGAGGTAGCAGCTGTAGCTGTATCTCCTATTAGAACAGTAGGTGTTGTCTGTGGTAAGTGGAAATATATTGACATAGATGAGTCGACTGGTATTCATTTTTTCACTGATGTTAACAATATAGATCTACATACTACACAAGGGTCTACGAATGATTATACTACCGGACTATATGGAGGTATATCAAACGTAACTTGGTCTGTAACTAACGGTTCTACTTATATGGATATTACAGTACACCATGATAACTGGGGAAATAATTATCTAGCGACTGCAAATATGTCAATAGGTATATATGGAATGCTTCCTTTACAAAAGTATACTAATTCTAGTTCTCACGGTACAACTACTACTACATTTAGACTACTGGCACAATCCTTTAGTGTGGCAGTTGATGATTACCGACCTGAAATGGAGATTGTATTCTATCAAGTATAGTAATTAATCATGAACAATCAAGAAACAAACTATCCTATTGTTGAAGTTCAGTGGTTTGACCATGAATCTAATGGTGGACCGGGATGGGAAGAGCTAACAGATCAACTAAAGTGGGCAGCTGAGCCTCCCGCTATGGCTACATCTGTTGGATATCTCATATATTCTTGTTCAACATACATTGTTATTGCTGATACAATAATGATGAATGAACAATGCGGTTGTGTAAATAAGCTTCTTAGAAGCTCAATTATTTCAGAAAGGACTCTCGATGAAGGAAGACCCACGGTTAATAGAACTGAGAGACAAGTTAATCAATAGTACCTTAGAGTACTTGGCTGTTGAGCTATCAGACAAGAGCATCAATGCTGCTCGTGCTGTTCTCAAGGATCTTAGTACTAAGGATACAATCGAAGGATTAACGTCTGCTCAGGCAGAAGCAATTAAGGAATCTCTTGGAGATGCTCCTTTTAGATTTGGTACGTAGTATACTCTAGGGAGATACCATGAATAGAATAGACGAGAAGAATATCCCAGACTTTGTTCCTAGTGAGGTTATAGAAGACCTTAGGAATCATATGTTCTATGTATTTAAGTACATGGGACTAGGAGAACCTACTCCTCTACAATATGGCATGGCTGAAGCTCTTCAAGAGGGTGCTACAGATATGATCCTTCAGGCTGGTAGAGGTACAGGAAAGTCTGTCATCACTGCCGTACTGGTATCTTGGTGGTTACTCAGGGATCCTAACTCTACTACTCTTGTCATCTCTGCCACAGCACAGAAGTCTATTGACTTTATTAGCATGGTCCGTAAGATTATTGAACTAGTACCCTACTGCAGCCATCTTCTGCCTAATGATAATGATGTTGATAATGCCTTTATGTTCAATGTCGGCTGTAGAAACAGAATAGGACAGGACAAGAGCGTTGCGGCTTCTGGTATTGGTAGTCAGATCGTTGGTAAGCACGCTGAGTATATCGTTGGAGATGATGTTGAAGTACGAGGCAACTGCGAGACTGCGGAGCAACGTAATAAGCTTATGGGCAGGATCTATGAGTTTGAATCCATCAGGAACCAAGGAGGTCGCGTTATCTTCTTAGGTACTCCACATACTCAAGAGTCAAACTACAATCAGCTCAATACACAAGGCTATGAGTGTGTTAAGTTTCCTGCCCTCTTCCCTGATTCTAGTATAGATTCTTTGTGTGTTAATGTAGCCCAATGGGTTTGGGACAGACAAAGAGAATTAGGTGTAGAAGACAATACACCCACACAGCCAGAAAGGTTTGACACAGAGGTTCTTAATGAGAGAATGGCTCGTATTGGGCCAGCAAACTTTGCACTACAGTTTAGGTTGGATACTAGCCTATCTGATGAAGCTAAGTATACTCTCAAGCTAGCTGATATTGTAGTGTGTGACTTAGACAAGGACATGGGTCCAGATAAGATTGTACATGCCACATCAGAGGCACATAAAGGAATACCTTCCTTTGGTCTAGCTGGAGATATGTGCTATAAGCCTATGTTCATAAGCGATAGTTTCTCTCCGTACCAACAGACTACGATGACAATAGATCCATCGGGACGAGGTTCCGATGAAACTGGAATTGTAATAGCCTCATATCTCCATGGTTTTATCTTTATCCATGAGATGGATGGAATCGAAGGTGGGTATGATGATGCTACTCTACTTAGGATTGCTAAGCTTGCTCATCAGTATGATATCAAGCTGATTAGATATGAAGAGAACTTTGGCGATGGTATGTTTGGTAATCTCTTACAGCCAGTTATCGCTAAGGTGTGTGGTCAAGTTGCAGTGGAGGGCTTTAGGGTTTCTACACGCAAGGAAGAACGCATAATGGACACGTTAGAACCTGTCCTTGCAAATCACAGATTAGTTATGTCCCCTAGAGTAATCCGTCAAGAGAAGAATCAGCTTCAGCTGACTAGGATTACACGGGATAGAGGATCTTTAGTTCACGACGATAGAATAGATTGCCTTGCTTCTTCTGTAGGATACTTTACAGAGAACATGGGGATTGATGTAGATAAGGTTATTGCTAAGAATGAAGAAAAGGCTCATAAAGAGTTCATGGACATCCTTGCTAACGATGAAAGATATGTTGAATATATTATTAAAACATGCACCAGTGGAGCTGCTTATCCTACTCAGGATAGTATACCTAAAAAGCCTACTGGAAAGCTCGGAGGTCGATTTAAGTCTAACTTCGGTTGGTAATAGAAAGGAAAACTTATGGCAGTAGCAGCAGGATTGATGGTTGCTCAAGGAGCTTTCACAGTTGCTCAAGGTATTAGAGAGCAGGAAAGAAAGAATGCCCAAGCTTATGGTAATTACCTACAGGGAGAACATAAGAAGGGACTTGAAACTGATAGGGCTAATGAAAAACTAAACCAAAAAATGCAGCAGAGTTTGAGGTCTAATTCTCAGATTGCTGATTATTCTTTGACTCAGGCTGTAGCTAATTCTCAAGCCGTGACTAGGAATAGAGACCAAAAAGAGTCGTTCATTAATAAACAAAAAAGACTAGAGGAAGGACAGGCTCAAGCCTCTGAAGATTCTAGAAATATTGATACTGGTTCTGGTACAGCTCAAGCCCTTAGAAGAGCTAGGCTAAAAGATGCATCGGATACTTTTCATGCACTTGATATGAACTATACTGACCAACTAGCACAGATTTACCAACAAAGAAAACAACAACTAGCTTCTAGAGATAGTACTATGTACGCTCCTATTAACTTTGCCCCTTCTGAAGCTCCCATCCCTACGGATGATACTTGGATGATTATAGCAGGTGGTATGTTAGGTACGGGCGGTAGATTAGCTGGCGAAGGATATATTTAGGAGATATTATGCCAATAGATTCCAATACAAGAAGAGGCCAAGGCTTCTCTGATACTACAAATAGTCCCCAAGAGAGGGCATCACGCGGTCAGGTTCAGTATGGAACTAAGGCAGCCTTAAGTGCTGGCGTAATGGCTGGAGGTTACACTAATCAAAACTTAGCAATTGCTTCTCAGGTAGATCAATCTAATCCATACCCTTTCCTTGCTGCTGGTGCTGGTGCAATGGCTATTGGCCTTTCTAGAAGAGATGATGCACTAAGGAAAAAGGCTACAGATGCAGACAACACTACTTTTAATGAGTTACTGTTACAAGAGGCTACACTGAAACAAGCAGGCGATGAAGATGCTCTTGCAGAGTTCTATAGTAATACAGAATCTAACGTAATGACTACGACAAGAGGGCAAACTAAGGTTAAAGACTGGAAAATGGCAGGACTTGGAGAAGACCCTGCTGTTCTTGCAAGAAGAGCAGAAGAGCAAGCTAATCATATATTACATGCCCAAACATTGTCAACAGAGGATCTTAAGTCGCAGATCGCAGACCCTAACTTAGATCGAGATGTAAGATTTGCTTACGCTTCAGTAATACAAGGAAGATTCGCTGCAGGTGTAGGTGCTCAACAGACACAGGCTGCTCAAGAAGCTCTTATGGCAGTTACTGATCACGTATTATCTGATCAAGTATCTCTATCTCAGGTTATAGGTGTTCTCAATGGATCCACAGCTCCATTAGAGTTTATAGAAAGTATTCCCGACTTAGACCCAGATCAAGCAGCCTCTATGCTGGAAAACTGGCCTCAAGTATTAAAGTCAATGGAAGCCGGAGTTTCTTCTAAAGCTGCTACTAGCTTTACTGCACAAGTTACTCCAAACACTATAGCACACTTTAATACGAGCTTAGAACAGGCTCCATTAAGCGTACAACCAATTCTATTTAATGGTGCTCTAGGTAGTCTAATAACTAATCCAAAGTTCTCTGCTTCAGAGAGGCTGACATCTATAGAGATGCTTAACGATTCATTAAACTCTCAAGCAGAGTCTGTACAGACAGTAGTAAGACCAGAGATTAGGAAGGCTTCAGCGGGTCTTCTCGCTGTGAGATCCGAAGAGACTGTGAAGCTTCTTGGTGCAACTGAAGATGTTAAAGACCAAAAACTTATTGTAACAAACTTCATGGACGATTTTAATAAGAATTCAGCACTTCAGGGATATGAAGTAAGTATGGGTTTTGATCCTGATAACCCTAATCTTATGCAGTTTACAGACCTTGATGGTGATCCTGTAAATCTTTCTGAAGACGAGGATTCATCTCAATGGGTTTCTGCTACAGCTGTAGTAAAATCTTACAATACAGAAGTACTGAGAAACACAGGCAGTAATTCTATTCCTCAGGCAATAGAGGCAATGATGCTGGGTTACATGCATAATAATGAAGCATCAGCATATATAGGATTATCAGAGACACTAACTAATCTGGTCCTAGCTTCTATTAATACGACTGGAACTTCTGATTGGCTTCCTGAAAGTATTATAGCAAATGAGGCAAGCATAAGGGAACGAACAGGAACAGAGACGGCTACTAAAGGTACTCTAGGTGCAGCAATACTTGCAGATACTCTTGAGTATTCTGAAAGATCAAATGATCCAGAAGGTACTAGAAGAGCAATGCTAGATACTCTTGTTCCTGCTATGGTTGACTTAGCCAGCAGCAATCCAGAGTATCTTATGGCAGCTCTTGCTCCCGGAACTGATAATCCTCAAGGAGGACAGGCCGGTGTACGACACTTACTTCCAATCCTTGCTTCAGCAATGCGAGATCCTGAGTTAACAGCAACAGAGCGAAGAAACATTTCTGTTATTATGTCAATAGGACAGGACGAAATAAGTAGGTTTACTAATTCAGATACAGGAGAGTTTGATCTGGACAGGGCTAGAACATACTTTGATGGAGTTTCACCTGTAAATGTTAACCAAATCAGCACAGTGCTTACCTTAGCAGGAAATATAAACATGATGACTGGTTCCAATAAATCTTGGCGGGATGCTTGGGGTGAAATAAATAAATTCGCTTTACCTTCTAGTATGCTGGAACAGATGCCTACAGTAGAGGCAGAGAGATTTACTCTAGACCAGCGTAGATTTGCAGCAGCCATGCCTCACATTTTAGATGGACTAGGAATCAGTCACGATGCTACTACTACTCAAGAGACCCTTCAGCAGGTTCTTGGAGTTTATGTAGACTATGTTAATAAAGAAGGCCAGAATGATGATTTTATTAGTCTCGTATCTGAAGGTGATAATACCACGGCTGCTCAGCTTCGGGATTCTCAGATAAAGGCCTTAAGAAACATAGCAGGATCTTTTACTACTAGAGTTGCTGCCATTACTGGTGGTATTACTCCTATTCAACTAGGTTCTCTTCCTGTTGCAGGAAGAAATATGAAAGACGCAGCATATCAAGGAAGCAATGCTCAGATGAATGCTATTCTTCCTGCACTTCAATTTACAGGTACAGGATTGCTTAGGTGTAGTGGTGATAGAAACCTTCAGTGGACACAGAATGATCCTGATGCTAAAATGGATGTAAACCTAGCTAAGGGTGTGAAACTTCTTACTAATATTATCAATGATCCTTATAACCAAAGCCATGGTGTTACTTTTAGCGGTAATGTGACAGGACTAACTACTATTGCTGATATTATTCTCTCCAGTGGTATTGATATTTCCGATTCTAGTTTAAGGGATGATACTCATTTTGAACTAGAGCTTCAGGGTGGTCCTCGGGATAGTAGGCTTATTATACATATTCAACAAAAAGGTAAGGATGTAAGTATTAGGCTTCCTTACGCTGGGTTGATGGAAAATGCTACAAAGCTGCGAGCCTTAGAAGACCCTATTAATTATGAGTATACAGGGTTCGCAAACCAGCAGACTTGGCAAAGGAATGAGGATCTTAAAAAGAAACAAAGTATAATTAATGCAAGATATACTGGAATGAGAATTGGTGGATATTAGAAACCTATGATAATACCACAAATGGTAGATGTACAATATACCCCAATTAGGAGCCTTAAATATGAGAGATGATAGAGATTTAGACTATATAAGAGAGAAGGCACTAGATAAGCTTGGCGATATGAACCTTAATCAAATGGATAGTATAGTCAGCTTCCCCTCTGATGATAGCTACCTTTCTGTAGAGGTTTTCTCCAAAGGGCCAAAATCTAAAACATACTCTTACTTAGGTAAACAACGAAAAGAAAAACTAGGGGATGCAGCACAAGATGCATCTCTATATGAAGTATATAAAGATGGAGATACTTATTTCTCCTTCCCAAGAAGCTCATCTGAAAGAAATGCTGAGCACCTCAAGTCCAAGAAGTCTTTTTCCTCTTGGACATCTAATCAATAAATTAACTCCCGACAAGAGTCGCAAGGTAATTTTATGCAAAACAATGATCCCTTATCACAACCGAACCCCGAACCAGCTGATACATCAGATGGCCTCTTTAGTTATATAGGCAAAACTGACGAAGAGTTATACAGGGCAGAGCAGGCACAGTCTCTATTAGGGCCAACACCAGATCAGGTTCGTGATCATAGAGAAGCGGAAGCATTAAGGTGGTCTGAGCTTACTAGGTTTGCTGAAATGACAGGCATTCCTTATGATAGGGAGGCTGTTGCTAAACATGGTGATGAAAGGTTTTGGAAGTTTACAACCTCTCGGATGGATACAACTGTTCAAGACGCTGATAAACAGTATACTGGTGGTACGTGGTATAATCCTTTCTCTTGGCTTGAAGGCACACGACAGGGTGGAGCCTATAACGTACAGAAACGCGTTAGGTTTGATGAGCAAACTCAAGCGGGTGAGTTAACAGATCAGCAGAGAAATGTGAGAGAAGGTCTCCTCGCCCGATCTGATATAGGCTATAGTTACGCTGCCGCTATGCAATCAATGGGTAGAACTGGTTGGATGGAGCCCTTGTTAAATCCAGACGGCACTCCTGTCCTAGACAAGGATGGAAAACCAATAAGAATAAACCATCCTTCTTGGGCTCCAATGTCTCAAGAGGGTGTAGAATTCGCTCAGGTAGAAGGCTATTGGAATAGAGAAAAAGATAATCAGGGACAATTTACAGGATTGGCAGGCCAGCAGTTATATGGGGCTATAGGGTATGTGTTTAGTTTAGGGAATACTAATAACTGGGCAAAGATGACAGAAGAGGCAATATTTGCTGGTGTATATGAGGGAAGAACCTTACAGGATCCTATTACCGGAGAAGTGTGGGACTGGGACGAAACCGATAATGAACTACGGGTTTCAGTATACTCAAAGCATAGTGCAAACAATCAGTTCTTAGTCAGGCGTTTTGAGGCCTTAGGTGGAAACATTGAGGATCTAGAAGGTAATGATCCCGGTGCATGGCAAACGGATCTTATTGAGAGATCAAATGCTCTGGCTACGTTTAACTATAACGCGGATTGGAAAAATCGAGCGAACGAAGACTTCTTTACTTGGGCTGGAATGTATACCGGATACTTTGGGCAAATGCTTGTTTCAGAAGTTATTGGTGATCCAGATGAAGTGTTTATTACTGCCGGAACATTAGGTGCTGGTACAGTAGCGAGACTGGCTGCTGGTACTGCAACCTTAGGAGCTAGAGCTGCCTTTGCTGGATCGCAGGGCGTTGCTGGTTTTGGAACCAAAATAGCAGCCGGAAGAGCTATTGCTGGTGGACTGACAACAGTAGGTAAAGGACTACACCGCACATCAGAGTTTATTTCTACTTACTCGAAGTTTACTAACTTCTCAGAAATGGGTGGTGTTATTGGTCAGTCAATGTTAGCAAAAGATGCTCATATAGGCCTTAAGCTAGGAGCGCATATCTTCGGTCAAAGTGTTGATGGTATGGTACAGGGTGCTGGATTCTATGGTGCTAACCAGCAAAAGCTTACAGAGTTAGCCTACTTCATGTACGGACATGATAAGGGAAATGTAGCTACATCCGCCGGTTACATAGAGTCTGCCCTTATTGGTGCTGCCCTTTCTGTAGGAATCGGCGGAGCCGCACACATGGGTCCTGTTTCTCTCAAGGGAGAGTTCAAGTGGTCTAGAGCAAACCTTGCCGCAAGAATGGCAAACTTTGATGAGTCTTATGGTTACTCTGGACCAAAGCTGTTTACTCTACGTCATGATGTTAGAGAGTATAACAAAGGGGAAAAGGAACTACTGAAGTTTATATATGGATCAGAGGATAATATCCCTGCTGGAACAAGGGCAGTTGAGGCTATCCATACTTCTATTAGAGACATTAGTTGGGCTATTGCAACAATGACAGGAGCTGATCAAAATCCGCACACTGCTATCCGAAACTCTAAGATCCCAGCATTTGCAGGAGAGAGTGGTGTTCCTTTAGCTTCTGTTAGAGATATGCTTATAGAACTAGCAGGAGAAACTGATGGTAGGACTCTTTCTAGAGCAGAGATTGATCTTAAGGTTAGGGAGTTCATTGATGAGAATAGAACCATAGAACAAGGATCAGGTCTTTCTGCAGAAGCTCTAGATGCTAAAAGTGATGTTCTTTTAGATAGTATCTTAGTAGATGCTGAAGAGGCTGGTGTATCCGACCCTCGTATTGATACTTCTCTTTCTCCTGAAGAGCAGAATAACCAAAGAAGGGCTCTTCATAAAGAACGCTTGAATAGACAAAGAAAAAGAACAGCAGAGCGTAAAAAGACTAAAGATGAAAAGGCGAAAGATCTTGCTGCGGTAAGAAAAGATGATCCCGGTATTAAGCCCTTTAGTAAAGAAGACTTGGATAAGTCTCCCCGAAAGGGTGGAAAGACTGTAGCTCAGCTACGTAGAATTGCTAAGGCCTTAGGGATCAAAGGAATCCACAGTAAGAAGAAGCCCATGAATAGGGCAGCTTTAGTTAAGGCTATTCTTAAAGCACAGAAAACCGAAAAGAATGTAACCGCACGACAAGATGCTAAGGCTGAAAGAGAAGCAGCTTATGATAAGCATGAGGCAGCTTTAGAAGATGTGGCTACAGAGATTGCCCAAGAAGAAGCTTTACTAAATCAAACTGAGGCAGATATAGATGCTGGTAAGTTAGATGATAAGAACTATACTCCAGCTTATGATGGTACTTTAGAAGGTAAGAAGAGGTATGTCAAAAAGCTGGCCGATAGGCTAGATCCTCTGATTGAGGCAGTCGAGGGACAGGATACTATTAAGACAGAAACTCTTAGGGCCTTAGTCAGTAAGACTACTCCTGAAGCCTTAGAAGAAGGTGGTCCTGAGACAGTAACTGGTAAAGAGGCTGCTAAGATTCTTAAGGATGAAAAGGCAGCTATACTTGAGACTGGGGAAAAGCTGACTGAAGAGGACTTAGCTCTTGCTGCCGCAGTAGAACAAGAAGGCTCGTCATGGCAAAAGGTTAGAGAGGCTATTGACTCTAGTGAGGCTGCAGCTGTTGCTGCTCAGGCTGGTGATAGACCAGCACAAATGGGAGATCCCAGCACTTACCGTGCGGTTAGGGTCAGAAGCACACAAGAAGGTATAGCAGAAACACTCCAGCAGCGTAAGAAGGCTAAGGAAGAAGGAAGAACTTGGTCAATAGCTGAAGATGTCAGTGGTATGTTAGTTGCTAAGGCACGCTTGGCGACCAAGAATGTAACCTTAGACAGCGGAGTACAGTACCTTACTTATGATGCAGTTAAGGCTCTCTTTAAGGATACCGCCCTAGCTGACATAGATATTGATCTTGTGTTTAAGCTTGCTAAGAGAGATAATAATCATGGTAGAAAGAGTTCATTTGACTCGAACCTTTTAATACATGAGATGGATACTAGAGTAGCATCAGTTGATCCAGCCTTCAGAGAATCATTAGTAGAAGGACGGAAGGACGAAGCTTCAAACAATCCTTATGTTCTTGAGCGTAGGGTATTCTTATCCCTAGCAGCACATCAGGCTATTCAGGCAAAAGCTAAGTTTGCAGCCAATGATGGTAAACTACTTGGTGCAGTATCTGAAAAAGAATGGGTTGCTAAGGCACGAAGCGAATTTAACAATAGAATGGGCTCCAAGAAAAAGAACAAGGGAAACAGCTTCGAGGCTGTTCTCGAAAGGTTCGAGCTTAAGGCAGAAGAGTTTGCAAACGGTACTATTGATTTCTTAGACCCAGCCACTTTCGCAGAAGGTTTGGCAGACATTGCTACGGGTGTTCCAGAAGGAACTGCGTTCCATATGGAGACTGTAGAAGTCCAAGATGCAGATGGTATGTCATATGACAAGACTAGAAACTCATCATTCCCCTCTCGTAGAAACGCAGCTATGCCGTACTCGGCAAGGCAGTGGGTTAATAGATGGGAAGGTGCTGTAGCGTTCCATCGTAGGCGTTCGATTATTGACTGGGATCCTAGCACAGGAATGACTAGAGCTGAAGTCAAGGCAGCAATCAAGGCTGGACTAAATCCCGGTCATGCAATCGGTCTACATCACGCTCATAGCTTCGGTGGTAGGCTTGTTCCTTCAGAGTTGTTTACCAATCCAGATAAGCAACTAATGACAATTGATGAGGCTATTATCCAAGCTCAGCATGAGATGATTGAGATGGATACCAACGCTTACAATATGATCCATGATGACTATGGTACTCTCGCAGGTATGTGGGGTATTCCAGCTAATTATGAACCCGGTAGGTGGTTTGAAGATGTAGGAGCTGCTGGTGGATTCCCTCTTGCTACGATCCTTCCATCTCCTGATGGTAAGAGATCCATGGGCCAAGCTGTCCTTGATGCTCACACCTTGCTCTTCCCTGATGGTATGTGGAAGAAGAGAGCAGCCGCTATGGCTCGCGGTGATGTAGCACAGGCTGCTGGAATAGATGCCTACATGGGCGAGAACATTGATGGTGCTCAGAATGGTGTGAGGCATGCTCTAGCATACGCCTATTCCGATAGACCTGAAGTACAAGACATGATTGGGGCTGTAGACACAGATAAGGATTTCTACGTATCTCTCCATCAAGAAACAAAAGAAGAGCTTAAGAAACAGGCTGCAGCTGGAAATGCTCATGCAAAATGGTGGCTGGAGCAACCAGAGTTTACTGATGATAAGGTGGGACGAAAGTTCGCTAAGCCTCCGGTAATGACAAAGCCTTATGGTGCTGGATTTAAGTCACTCTTTGGTCACACAGAAAGTACAATACGCGATAGAGAAGCAACAGTAAATAAAAGCGAGGCTGCACAATACCTTGCTAGGATGTGGAATGGTAATGAAAAGAAGAAGATTAAAGGTCTTATTGATAAGGCACTTGGTCTTCCTACTAAAGATATATTCCTTGCTAAGCTTACCAAAAAGGTAGTAGAAGGCGAGTACTTACCAGACTTAGATTCTCCTGCGGCTATTCTTCAAGAAGCACAAAGGCTTGCAGAAGATACAGACATCAGTGCTGATTTGTGGTTAGTTAGTTTGCAGCTCTCTGCACAGGCTAAGGCAATGGGTCTTACTGATGCTCGTGTCCAAGAGATCTGGGGCAGAGAGATGAACGATCTTGCAACGCCTAAGGGCCTTATGCAATATAGGCAGATGCAAGCTGCTGGTAAGTTTACTCTCTTTGAGCAGGTTATGGGAGTTCTTAATAGATCTGCCTATGAGTTAGAGATGGGAGGTAATGCTAAATTTACCCGTGACGTAACCGGACAAGAGGTTAGGTCATTGGATGAAAGATTACCAGCCGAGGCTAATGGTCAGTTCTACTGGAGGAACGTACAAGATTGGCGTACCCGTATGTATGTCTCCTCTGCTATTCTTAATCCTAAGGGTGAAAAGGCTGGCAGACATGCTCTTGATCTTGAGGGTCTTCACGAATCCGAAGGCTTTACTCTTAAGGAAGGCAAGACAGAAGAAGACTACCAAGTTTGGGTAGGTAAGTACAGAAGAGGTGAAGTCGGTATTGATTCTATCTCTGATGTTGTTATCTGGCAGGGATTAGGTGGTCAGTTCAGTCTTGCGCATAAGAAACAATCTAAAAGAAAAAGCTTGGAAGAGCAGCACGGTAAAGATACTCCTGAGTTCCATAAAGCACTGCAAGAAGAGATGGATCGTATTGAGACTCTTGTATTAAAGCAGGTTATGTTAGATGCTCACGGAGACTTTGTTCCTCCTATGTTGGAACAAGATCTTACAGCAGGAGAGTTTGTGCAATTAGATAATGCTATTGGTGCTGAGTCAGCAAGCAGGCAGGAAACTATCCTACAAGATTTCAATCTCTTAACACCAGAACAAAGAGAAGCATTCGTAGCACAGCAAGGTATTCCTAGAGCTGATGCTAGACGAAGTGATCCCATGACTAGAGAAGAGTTTGAGGCTCTTCCCTTAGAGCTTCGTAGATCTATATCTCAAGCACAGGGCTTGCACTCACTAGATACAGACATGCATCATAATCCTCGTAGTGGTATTATTGGTATTCCGGGTCTTGCTGTGGCAGCTAAGGCTCACAGCGAGAGAGCTACTGTTGCTACTGCACAGGGCAAGGATACTCAAACTAGACGAGAAGCAGCTGATACTGGAGAGGCACTACAGGCTCTACCTGTGAGAGAGAACATGGTAGATACAGATGAGCGGCTTGTCGTAGATCATACGGAAAGTGCTCTTCTGCCTAGTCTTGAGTCTAATGATGGTGCTGACATGAACCTCACACCAGAGCAAGAAGAGGCTGTGTTTAAGCATAGTCTTACTCAGTATGCCGAAGGAAAGGGACTCACTAAAGAACTCTTAGGTCAAGAGTGGGGCAGTATCTGGACGCATCGACATATCTCTAGGCAAATAGATTCGCTTAGTGTTTCCTTTAAAAGAAGAGCCAAGGGGCTTAATAAGGAAAGAAGAGCATTGCTCGTTAAAGAGTACACTAAGAAGTTTGAGGAGTGGAAGAAGGAGCTTCTCTCCCCGTCAGCAGATATTACATCGGGAACAATGGACACACTTACAGTTGATCCTAATGGGACTATTAAGTTCGTACCCGGTGTAGATAAGGATGGCAATCGTCTTACTATGGCACAGCAGCTTGAGCTGTCTGATCGTCAGGGAGCAAATGTTGAGGCTATCGCAGGCCAAACCTCACCTATGGGACTTAGAGAACAACCCGTGCAAGGACCCATGCGAGAGGGCGATGCAACCGTTCCTAGATTTGAGGATACTGCTCTTGGTCCTGATGCACCAGAACATGCTAAGCCCCCAGAAGGTAGAGAAGAAAACCCACGAGCATCAGTTCATGTTGTACATAGTACTGATGCTGATGCTGCTCACCTTACTGTGGCTACTAGAGAAGAGATGGATCCAAGAGATGCCTTATCAGAGGCTACGATTATTACTAGTGTTGAAGAGCTAGAGGCAGGCTTGTCTTTAGGATTAATACAAGGAGCCGAGGCTACTACTAGGGTGTTTACTAAGACTGGTGTTCAGGTAGTTATGCCAAGAATAACAGGGAAGAACGCTAGACGAGCACTCTCTCGAAACGAAAGATACTATGCACTTCAGAACACTAAGAACAAGTTCCTTGCGTCTAGGTTAGACTTAGCTGCTAAGTTAGAGCTTGAGTCTCTTGAAGTACAAGGTAGAACACCTCTGTCTCAGAAGCTGGATGCTGAAAGAAGAGACTTAGTATTAGCGGCAGAGATGAAGAAGCAGAACAGAGAGCTTTCTGTACTTGCCCGTATGGGTGATCCTCTTGTAACTGGACGAGGAACATATGATTCCTTGTCTGGGTCCTTAGTACCAAACTTCAGAAATACATCTGATACTATTAATACTTATTTTGATTTTGAGTCCAAGCAGGGCTTTGTATCTATTGCAGATATTGCCTTTAGTTCTTTCCAAGGTAGAGTAGATGAGATGGGCTTTACTATTGATCTGAACGCACAAGACTTTCTTCTTAGTGAGAAGAGTAAACTCTTTGGGTCTCAGCAGGGATATAGAGGTATGCATAGACCTGCCTCCGTTAAGTATAGCTTAGTACAAAATAAAATTAAAAAGGCAAGAGCGGAACACATTAGTAAGTATCCGGATAAGGCAACGAGACCACGATTTTATTCTGGTGATGTAACAGTTACTTGGGAGGAAGTACTTGGTCATATGAAATGGGCATCTGATCATCCACTGGCAGATGCTCTTTGGTCTGATATTACTTCTACAAAAGAAGATCCATCTTCTCCTATTACAGTAGAAGAGCTTAAGAAATCTTTTAAAAAGGTTGAAAGAAACCAACTGAAGAAGTATCAGGCTCAGATGAAGGAAATTAATGAGTTGTCTCCAGAAGCTTTAGATATAGCTAAGTTGATGATTGGTGACTCAAGAATGAGTCAGGATCTGGCTACAAGTATTATCCAGAGCAACCATGATGTAGAGCTTCATGGTCCTATTAGGGTTAATTCAGATACTCTGGCAGGCGAGGTGGCTGTAGCCGTTGAATTCCTTAAAAGGATCGAAAAACAAGTTGGTGCGTGGAAGCATCACGGTGCTACTGCTTGGGGTAATATTGAGGCTGTCATTAAGATCATGGAAACCCATCCAGATATTTTCAGCCTAGAAATGCCCGATTCCTTGAAAGCCCGGCAGGCTGAAGCAAAGCAACTGAGAGAGATGCTTCATGGCACCTACGGCTTAGCTGAGGGGGGCATATCGGTCGATCATGGGCAGTTAATCTTGGCAAAGGCTCGGAAGGCCATGGAGGAATCTAAGTTTCCTCAGGAGGCCTCAAATGGCGGAATCAAGGCATATGAGACCTTCTATGATGTCAATGGGCATGCCCAATCTCCAGAGTGGTTTATGGAGTCAGATAACTTCGCCAGCCTAGGAGAGGGACATGCAATCTTCAATGCCTTCTTAGAAGAGGGCCTTGAGAATGGGGATATTGACATTATGGCAGTTCGGATGCTTCGAGTAGCCAGTGCTGGTATTGATGACGCATTCCTCTCCTCGATGGGCTTCGGATGGAAAGATAACATTGTCTCCCATGTAGCAGACAGAGAAATTGCTGCTAGTATCTTTGGTAAGGCCTTTACTACCACAGGTCAAGTTAGCATCGAGATACGTAAAGGTATCTTAGGTACCAAGGGATCTCTTGGTATGGTAGATTTGGTTCTTCATGAGATAGGCCATGGTGGAGTTGAGACCTTTATTAGAGGAAACCCCCACGCTTGGAATACAGCAGTTACCTTACTTGAAGGTGACGAAGGTAAGCTCATCATGAAGAATATGATCCAAGAGATGCATGGTGGTAAGTGGACAGCAGAGGCTCAAAGAGCTTACGAGTACTTTACTACAGCAGAGTATGGACCAGAAGAGTTCATGGCACAGCTGTTTAGTTTCACTACAATGGCAAGAACACTTTCGGATCATACTACAGTTTCTAAGGCGTTTAAGCACGACTCGTCCAACTCGCTAATGGGAATCATTAAGCGTATCATTAACTATGTACACCGTAAGGTATCTAACATTGCATCTGTTATTGGTACAGTAGATCCAGAGATTAACTCACAGATCAACTACCTTGTAGACCTTATGGCTGGTAAGACTGATGCTATTCCTAATGCACAGTTTACTCCTAACGAGTTCTTCATGGCAGAAGAACCACCTACACCTCCGAGTCCTGAGGGTTTAGCTATAGAAGCTCAGATCATGGTATATAGGGATATCAAGGAAAATGGTGGTACTCTTACAGCCGCACAGGAAAACCATCTTGAGCATCTTACAAGAGAGCTGGCAAGAGATAAGGCACGACAGAATAACCTTATGCCATCACAAGAAACTGCTGAGGAAATTAGAACCAATCCTCAGTATAGAGATGATCAAGGAGATCTTTACTGGGGTGCTATTGATGGTGACGCAGCTGCTATTCAGGCATTGGTTGTAGATCCTATCGCACAACAAGCGAACTTACCCGGAACAGGACATGGGTCTCTTGGTATTGGTCACTTTGGCGGTGGTGCTGGTAAAGTGTTTAATAACCTTATCATGGCAAAGAGTCAATGGAGTCATACTGTAAACTCACAACTAGAGTCCGTTCAAGCTATATCTAGACTGGTAGATCATATGGCTCATCTGGGTACCTATAATCCAGCTACGTCAGAACATATTCAATCCTTAGAGCAGCTCAAGACACAGGTACGAACGAAAGTACAGAAATCACAGATTGAAATTCAAGAAATGAAGAGAGTTGCTGCTAACTTTGATAAGCCAGTTCGCTCTCGTGTACGAAAATGGCTGATACACTCTGGGACAACTAAGACAGGAGCAGCCTGTGAAAAGGCAATATGTGAGGCAGTTGCTGAAGTTACTTCATCAAATGTACATCCTGAGGTAAATCTTAATGCAAAACTAGCAGAAGCGAATATAATAGATCCAAAAGTAGTTGAACAAGCGAAGAAGGCTTTCGATGAAATAGTTGCCCTTTGTGAGGAAGTAAGAAACCTTATGGTTGAGAATGGTACTATAACTGCAGATGCAGCAGCTAAGCTTCCCGGAATGCCTCTTAAGTTTGATCGCCATCGTCTTCTTGCAGACAAGAGAAGTAAGAAGAAGTGGTGGGGTGGTGGTAGAAAAGAAGAAGCAGGTACTCCTGTTTCAACCGCTGCTGAGTTGGTACTCGATGAGATAACTCAAATAGCACAGAAGGCCTTGAAGGATTCACCTACTGTGGACCTTCTAACATTACGTTTGACTGGTTTCCTTCCTAAGGAAAATGCTAGTCCTGAAGAGTTGGATCTTTGGTGGGATCAGAACAGCGAAATGTTCCCTCATCAAGACATGATACTGGCTCTTGGTGAAGAGAGACTAGCATTTGCAATGCAAGCTAAATTCGAGGGTTTAGATTCTCCCGCTCTTACAACAAACTTAGACTCTCTTAGAGAGCGTGTAAGACAGCGTAGTAGTGAAGTAGAGATAAGAAACGCGGGTGTTAAGGCTCTTGAGGCTAAGATTAAGAGAAACAAAATCTCAAGAGTAGACCTCTTTGGTGATAATGTAGATGCGGCTAACAGGTATGATGTTGGTATAACTAATTCTCACGATGTTGATGGTAATAGTGTTTATGTTCCGGATGCTGCTACTATGTTAGCAGAGTCTCACCTTAGATCAAAAAGTAAGTCTCAGCAGATGAAAGAGAAAAACCAAAGGTATAGAGGAGGCACATCTCCTGCAAAGAACGCAGCAGAGGCACATGGTTATAAGTCTTTCAATGAGCTTCAGCAAACAGGAAGGTTCCTTCAGGATAGCTTGCTTGTTGGAGAGAAAGAACTGAGAGCCTCCCCTCTTCTTAAAAAATATATTTCTAATGATCTTATGGATATCACAGATGGTATTAAAAAGGGTGTGCTCTTTGATGAGTTGTCTAAGAAGGCTATCTATAGAGGAATTGGTGTTCGTGGCTTAACTCATAGAGAGCTATTTGCAAACATGCGTGAAAACATGCTTATACATCATCCTCATCAGGGCGAAACCATTAACAGGGCTTTTGACTTCTATGATCAGGCTTATGGGCATGCTGCTGGATTTAGGCAGACCTTAATAGCAGATGGTGACTCTATAGCTGATTCCTTAGGACGAGTAGCCTCTTCCTTTGCCATGCTGACGTATGGTGGTAACTTAGGTGTAGCTCAGGTTGCAGAAACAATGCAGGCATTTGCCGATAGAACTAGAATAAACTTATCTGCTGGTGGGATTATGAAGGGAATGAGTAATATGTTCTCTGGTCTCTCTAAGGCAGAAAAAGTAGAGTTACGTAGAAACCTTTCCTTTACTATGGCACATATCCATGGAGAAATGCAAACCAGAATTGATGGATCAAAGGATGAGTCTCTAGAAGGCAGAAGCAGATTCAGCCGGATGTTGGGTAAGGGTGCTGATATGACCTCTAGGTATGGTGGTGCATATATGGTACAGAGGTTTAATAAAACTTACTGTGCAGCTACTGGTATGCAGCTTATGCTTAGGGATATGGATGCTATTGTTACGCTTTCAGATATGCTAATGAAAGAAGGCACACATACAGACCTGCCTAGATTTAAGACTCTTGCTAAAGAAGCAGGGTTTGGAAGAAGGTGGTCCGATGCTTTGAAGTGGAGACAACTAGGCCTCTTGACACCAGAGCTTGCTAGAGCTTCTAGGGACTTAATGATGAAGAGTCAAAACAAGTCACGAAAGTTCTGGAGTCCAGAAAAAGCAGAACAAGAAGCCTTATCATTGACTGGTACAGAAGCAGGAGAACATGCAGCTATCGCTTTTGATGGTATGATGAGTCTTCTGGAAGACTATGTAGCTAAGGTAAACGTAGAGCCTAGGCTCATGGATACTAACCTCAGTAACAGCTCGCAGGCAGCTTGGCATAGAATCATGGATGTATACTTGGCTTGGCCTAGAGCTTTCTATGCACAGAGAATAGGTAGAGGCAATAGACACACTACAGCTGAATTATCATCACTTCTCGCTGCTCAGTATGTTTGGGATACCATGTACCGAAGCCTTAGAGCGATGGCTGGCGGTAGTGGCATTGCTGCTCTCATACACGAGTGGGAAGAAGATCCACTAGGAGCAGCAATGATGAATGTCAATGCACTTCCTTGGCTGGGTGGCTGGACTAGAGTTGCTGAAATGGGAATGGGTATTTCCAGAAACTTTGCTGGTAAGTCGCAATGGGAGATCCCCTTTACCGATCAAGGTATAGGTTATATAGATGATTCTGTATGGCGGTTTGATGTTATGCGGTCTCCTGTAGGCTCTTCCCTTAACGGAATGGCACAAGTTGCTCAAGGTATAGCCAAGCTTGGTGAAAGCTTATTCTTTGGTAAAGCAGATCCTAATGATTCTATGCTGGAGGTTGCGTTTATGTTCAATGATATTGTTCCGGGATTTAACTCAATGTTAGCTAAGGCTGCTGCTGAGGAATGGTTGCAGAACTTAAATAGAGTAAGACGTAATCCTAACTCTACCTATGGTGGAGAAATCAATAGGCTTAATAATCAATATAATAAGAGAAAGTATCCTTATGATACCTCTCAACACACCCAGACTCATGGATCAGCTATTGATCAAATGAGAGAATTAAGAAACCAAAGGTAGGAATAATATGGTACAAAAATCAGATTGGTTTGTAGACATTCCTTTAATGGCTTCCTTGTTTGAAGGAGAAGAAGAGGTAATGCAAGATCTCTCTCCTATGGGTACACCACCAGATGAGCCTGATGATGTTCAGCCTGAGCTGCAAGATGTTGAAGTACAAGAGGAAGTACAAGAACCAGTACAAGAGGAAGTACAAGAGCAGCCAGCTGCTGTTGCTCCTCCTCAAGAACCAGTACAAGAAGCTGCTCCTAAAGAGATAGGTGCTGATACTTTATTCACAAATGAAACACAAGATGAGCGAGCAGATTCGTTCTTTGAGGAGGCCTAATGGCTAATAAAACAGTTAATGAGCTACCTGCATCTAGTGTAGCAGATCTTAGTACAAATGATCAATACCTTATATGGGATTCTGAAACAAGCACTACACGTAAGGTGTCTTTGGAAGACCAAGCGACTGGGGTCAAAGGTAAAATAAGTTATATCAATTCCGTTGTTCCAGATGCTACAAGTCTTCGTACTGTATCTCTAGAAGATACTCTAGTTATAACTGATTCCCACGATCAATGGGGACCAGTATGGGCTCACGGAGCAGACAGGTTTATTCTTAAGTATATTGGAGATGACTATGGTGATGGAGTAGATCACAGGCATTTTCTGGCTTATGGGTATAGTGATACAACAGAGGATCTCACAGGTCTTATAGAGCTTCTGAGTATTGACAGCAGTGATGTAGCTACTTGGCAAACACTTCTGCCGGAAGCACTGGGACATGTAAATCTAACTTGGGATCATGGTAAGGTAGTAATTCCAAATAATATCTTAGAATGCCAAGGTGGTATTAAGATGGATATTGAAGGTAACTTTGCTACTTCTGGCATATCTCCTGCTCCAACTACCATGTGGATTAGACAGTTTTCTCAAGGAAGTCCTGATTACTATTTTGAAAATACAACTAAATCTGATAACTGTGCTATTACGTGGTCGATCATAGGATCTCCTGCTATTGGTTCTCCTCATAAGCTTAGCTTTAGAATGAGAAACAGTAGCACCGATTTTGGATTAGGTGTAGAGCAGACCGCTGGTTATGAGCACGCAGCAAATACAGATGTCTCTCTTAAGATTCATACAGATGCAGCAGGCTCTGATGAGAGACTTAAAGATAATATTGAAGACATGAGTGATAAGCTTGAAGACATAATGAGGCTTAGAACCCGAAACTTCATTATGACAGACAAGCTGAATAAAGTTCCAGAAGAAAAAGGGAAGCCTTTCTCTGGTTTTATTGCACAAGAGGTAGCTGAGGTATTTCCTTCTTTAGTTATTGAAGATCCCTGCTGTTTAGAAGATGAGGATTACTTGGTTATTAAGAAGGACAGTCTCGTGTGGGAAGCCTTCTTAGTAAAAGCTATCCAAGAGCAGCAAGATATAATCGAAGCACAAAACGAACAGATAGAGATTCTTATTAAAAGAGTTGATAATATATCAAACGTAGTTACTACTCTTCTTCCGGGAGATGCTAAGTGTGAAGAAACAAGCTTTTGGGAAGCTATTAGTGCTTGGTGGGGATCCTTATGGAATGATGATGTACAGGTTAGACATAGGTGTGCAAGAGAAAAGCTTGCTAGAATCACAAAGGAACGAAAGTAATGTCAATAATCCTAACTAAAACACTCCAAATACCAGAGGCAAATACTAATGATTCTTATATAGATAGCGGAAACCCTGATACTCAGTATAAAACAACTGCTACTCTAAAGATAGGTAATGATGGTACTGATAAGTATAGGTTGTTATATGATCTAACCATTGGAGATGGCCTAATTGATCCTAATGTAGAGATTGTATCTGCAAACCTAGTATTTGAAGTTTCATCTTCTAGTGTTACCGAGTCTCAATCACTTCAGGCTTATCGTCTTGATTCACAGAGTGGTGGCGAAAATAGTTCTTGGAATGATGAGGTAGCTGGAGGACACCATAGCACAGCATGGACTACTGCTGGTGGAGACTATGATTCTCTTATAGGGAGCTCTACTACTTTTACAGGAGCCTCCCAAACAACAGTTAGTTTTGATGTCAAGTCACTATTAGTTGATGCTATAGTTAATCGAGGCAGTGACTTAAGGGTTCTTATTGGTACTACAAAAGAACTTGGGGGAGATGTTACAGGTACAGAGACTATTGATTTTCATTCTTCTAACGCTAGTTCCGAGTCAGATTCTCCTAAGCTTGTCGTTAGGATGAGATTTGAAAAGAATACCACATATACTGTAACGGTTAGGTTGAAGGAAAGAGAAGCAGATTCTGATGATAGTATCTTTAGTGCAACTTACAGGGACGGAGGACAGCAAACAGTCGGACTAAATACTATGGTGGTAGGTGAAAGCGGAGGCGATCGCTGGAGATCCGTCTTAGTTGGAGATCTATCTTGGATTCCAAGCAGTGCTAAAGTTTCTTCTGCAGATTTTACCCTTAAGAGGAAACTTATTTCTTTAGGTAGTACTACCAGCTTTACAGCCGCAAAATTATTAAATACAAATGTTACAAAAGATGCTGATTGGGACTACCCTAACAATACCATAACAACAACCACATGGTCCACCCCCGGTGGCGATTATTCTTCGTCACTACAAATGACAGCAGATATGACTACTTCCGCCACCAAGTGGGTTGGTACTGGGGATGGTGCTGTTTCTGTAATGCAAGATGCTATTGATACTGAAAACTCTACCCTCCGTCTTCTTATTGGTCATACCAATGAACTAAATGGGTCTGGTTCTTCTTCTGGTAATGTTACTTTCTGGAGTCCATTTGCTGGAATTAATACTGCACCTACGGCTGAAATTTCCTTTATGCTGGCGAGTACCATAATTGATGTGTACTTGACAGATGAGGATGGGAACCATGTAGTAGACGAGAATGGTGACAGGCTGATTATCGGTGAGGTTCTGGTCGGATCTCCCATGACAGACTTTGAAGATCTCCTTGAGGATCTTGTTTTGGATGAGATCATAGTGGGTATGAAGCTTGCAAAGAGCATGCCCCCCGGCGTTAATCTTCGTAGGTTTAGTATCTCAGGTGATAGTTTTACTGGATACAGAGTTACGTATAATGAACATATCTTCCACGGGATATTTACTACACTAGAAACAGCCGTAGGTGCTGTGGCTGGTACATATGCTAGAAGGGGCGGGTGGCTTCTTGGAAGCGTTTTGGCTCGACCGTCGTTAGCGTAAGGTACGCCCATTACTGGCTCGCCCTAACGGGCTCGCCAGTAACCTGTGCATGTCACAGGTATTGACGTATTTTATTTCGTGTTTCCTGCCTCCTAGACAGGGTGTAGTTTTTTCTAGGAAAGGAGGGCTTATGTCGAGAGATAGAGGCTCGAAGGTAGAGGTAAGGGTCCCACTCTGGACTCTCCTCGGGGCTATCGGTGCTGTCGGTACCGGAGCGTTTGCATGGCTGGTAGCGAGGTTTCTTGATCTTCAGGATCAGATTCTTGAGCTGCATAAGATCCTTATAGATCTTGACAGGATGCTAAATTCTTGATCTGGGGGAGTCCCTAAAACTTAGGGGCTCCCTTAGGTCTTGGCCTTCAGGATTTATGTGCTGAGGAACTCTAGTTCCTCTATATTACAACTACACTAGAAAGGAAGCCTACCATGGCTGCAAAGAGAAAAGTTCGCGTGAGGAAATCTCAAGCCAACTATAGGAAGAATCCAGCATCTACAGCTAAGAAGGCTGAGTATGATACTGAGTACCATAAGACCCCCAAGAGGAAGAAGTATCGAGCCAAGCTGGCTAAGATCCGTCGTAAGAAGAAGGTTATGGGCAAGGGTGGTAAGGATGTTAGCCATAGGGCTGGCGGTGGAACAACCATGGAGAATAGCAGCACAAATCGAGCTAGACAGGGTTCTGGCGGGAAGAAGAAGAAGAAATGATGCAAGCACTTAAGACAGAGGTTCGTATTCCCCATAGGATGTTCATACTAGGGGTCTTGCTGACAGGATTCATGGGTGGCATCGTACTCGGCTGTGCGATAATGTACTGATGTGGGCTGGGGTGGTAATGCAGGGAGGTGGCGTGTTCTGTGGTCAGGGCGAAGGTAAAATGGGGTCGCGTATTCATCGCAAGGTACTCGCTGACGCTCGAAGCACTTTCCCCCCGTACCCCCTCGGTAAACGGACGGTCTCCGTGCCATCGGAAGCCCAAGGACTCCGGAGAATCAGAACCACCTTCGTTCCTCGGTGGGGGGGGCCATGATTGGAGGATAGCCCATGACGGCTACCCCATCACCTGAGTACGTGGTGTAATAAACTACTCATTCCGGTGGGTATTCATTCGTGCGTGTGCATGAGTGGGTACCTGCTTATATCGAGTCTGTCCTAAGACTCACATTGATCAGGAGTATTGATCATGGCTGATGGAACCAAGACCTACGAGGGGCCGGGCATCCACAACTGGGGTGCGTATTGCTGTACTATCTTCAAGAATCGGGTCGGGCGTTGTGCCAAAAATAATGATGTCCTTGAGCACAAGGGCAAGCACTATCAATGCACATGGTACCAGAAGCAGGACAGTCAGAACGAGACTGTCTGGAAGGCATACTGGAAGACCGTCACCGGGATCCCAGCCACGCCGCCGCTGGAAGGCCATGTGGACACGTACGTCCCGAAGGTCTACTCCAACGTGCTGTCCGTCGAGGACGCAACGACCATGCTTGAGAGCAAGACCGTTGCTGTCCTAAAGCAGGCATGCAAGGCACGCGATCTGACCTTCGGTGCCAATGTCCTGAAGCAAGATCTCATCACGATGCTGATCGAGCACGGCATTGCCTCCGGTCGTGTCTCTGCCCCTGCGGGCGGGGATGCTGACCACGAAGCACAGGCTCAGGCTGATATCTTTGATGCCTGAGTAGTGTCCTGTTGGTATTACCGCTCCCTGTATATGCTTACCTCAATAAGCAGGGTTGTGTGAAAGACGGAGGTACGGAATGCATATCCGTAAGATGGCGTGAGGCTCGACGGGAAACCAGTTACGACTCACATCTGGAGACAACCATCAATGCAAATTGGACTCTGCCTGATGATAAGATGGGACGTAAGTCCCAGTGTATACAACGTTAGTATGCACTCTAAAGAACAGTTTGAATCGACGGCTCCATGGAAGCCCCGGTTGACTGGCCTGTGCCCGAATGGATAGGGGTATAGAACGTAGCACGCGGGTTCGAGTCCCGTCACAGGCCGCCAAACAACCCTCATGAGGGGACTGCGTAAGACTCTTTGTAGCAGCAGTCCCCCTTGTGAGGATTCGTCCACTATCACTCAACACGGAGATATATCCCATGTATTACGTCCTACTTGCTCTTGCCGACGCAGAACCTTATCGCATTGAGTACGCCAGCCGCTTCGCAGCGATCTTCGCATTCGATCAGGCTGGGTTTGATCTCGTTGGATCAGACATCATCCACGGGTGGGTATGCTGATGGGTAGCATATCACTGACTAAACTCGTCGTGCTGGCGTTCATCGTACTCTGCTGAGTACGCCCGAGCGAACGCCCGAGCCAACACCCGAGCCAACACCCGAGCCTAAGAACCGCCGCCGGGGCCCCCAGAGCGGGCCCCCGGCG